TAATATTAGGTTGTGCAGCAGTTGTTACAGTACCTGCAGTTGTAGCACTACTTACAGCACCTGATACATTACTACCTAAAACTGAATATGCGTTGCCTGCATTAAGTGCATATCTAGCATTACCTATGATACCAGTAAAGTTTGGTATATAGTTTGCATTCATAAATGTTTGGACATCTAAATTTCCAAACATACTTCCTGTACCTGATACAGTAGCCCAACTTAAATTACCTTGACCATCCGTTACTAAAACTTGGTTAGTAGTACCACCTGTAATTTTTACATTACCAATAACACCTAGTCTGGTAACACCACTAACTGTTAATTCATTTAATGTTCCTACATCAGTAATATTAGGTTGGCTTGCAGTTGTTACTGTACCGGCAGTATCTGCTGTGATACTAGTTAATAAACTACCATTACCACTGAAATAATTTGCAATAGCGAGATTACCTAAATTAGCATTACCTGACTTAATATTTCCAGTAACATTAGCACTTATCAATGTACCTAAACTTGTAATGTTAGGTTGACTATTACTTGTTAATGTTATATTTCCTGTTATATTTGTTGCTACTAAATTATCTACAGTCAATGTTTTAGATACTTTGTCAAATGTCAAATTACTCGTAGATCCGAAACTACCACCATCATTAAATTGAACTTGTGTATCCACACCATAGGGTAAACCACCACCACCACCACCGCCGGCAACTGACCAGCTTAAATTACCAGTACCATCAGTAACTAATACATATCCGTTTTGTCCACCTGATATTTTCAAATCACCAATTCGTATATTATAAACACCTGTGATTTGACTTGCATTGATATAACAATTAGGACTATCGGTTAATATTTGAGTTAATGTAGGTTGTATTCCTATAGGAGGATCCAATAGTGGATCATTACCTACATAGACTTTTTTAGTGTCTGTAGTAAATCCTAATTCACCTATATCTAGTTGTGGTAAGTCTGATTCATTACCGGTACGGACTTGAATTTTTGAAATTTGTACTATTGCCATAATAGTATTTATACAAATTTCGAGTAGTACTGCTCCAATTTGTTAAACCAAATATTAGTATATTTGTCAAATTCGTTGCCCTCAATGATAAATTCTGCAAAAACTGCATTAGGATCACACATAAAAATGACACCCTTGCGTATTTTTGTACCATGAACTTCATTGTGTGCATTAGCATAAGCGGCTAATTGAACAAAGTAATCTTCAATCCACTCACGCTTTTTAATCTTGTTAGCTTGTTTATGATCCATGATACTATCATCACCGTCATGGACTCCCACTAAGTCTGTAGTTCCGGCATATATCTTGGGAAAATATAACGGGACTTCTGTGCCCCAATATTCATTACATTTACTAAGTCCTTGATAGATGATAGACTGTGCCATCTTATGACTTTGAATTGAATAGGGATTAGAGCCCGGGTCTCCTGTTGCACCTGTCTTTATATAGTTTTCAAGCCATTTATGCATTCGTGTTCCACGACCTGCAGCTTCAGTAGTGATTGCTTGTGCTTGAACTGTTCCTACTCTTTTACGCCAGTTTTGTAATGCTACTTTACTTTCTTCACTTTTAGTAGCATCTAATACTGTAGTAACACTGGGTAGTTTTTCTCCGTCGGGTGTAAGATATCTTCGTTTCCCGTCTACTTCTACCCGTTGCATGGGCAGATAATTATATTTGTTTGGTATATACATTACAATATTATAACAAAATATCTAATGCTTGTCAAACTCTAAAACTTTCACCACACCCACAACGATCTCTTTCGTTTGGGTTTTGAAAATCAAATCCTTCGTTCAATCCATTTCGTTTATAATCTACTACCATACCCCTTAAGTATACTTTATCTTTTAATGATACTAGTATAATAAAATCAGGATATACTATACGGTCATCATATGGACTAAACTTTTCATCTTTAGTATACTCTAATGTATATGCTAACCCACTACAACCAGTAGTTCGAACACCTATGCGTATACCTTTGTAGGTTTTATGTTTAAGTAAATGTTTTATTTTTTCAACTGCAACGTCAGTTAATGTAAGCATTTTACCCTAGTGGATTTGGTTTGTTTGCTTGTTTAGTTGCCATTTGTTGTAGGGTTTTTTGATTATCGCCTACTTGTTTTTCTTGTTGATTGATTTGATCTTGTTCGGGTTCTTGTCCCTTAAAGATAACCTCATTCTTATTGATATCTGCTATGATATTGTTAAGTGGTTCTTTCTTAACAATATCATACAAATCATCTTTGTCTACAGGGACGTCATGCTTTCTTAGTATTTTTAGAAATAAATCTGTTGTTAATTTTTGTGTTTGACCTTTATAGCGTGATTCCAAATAACTTGCAACAGCAGTTAAATTGACACGCAATGGGTCATCATCCGAAAATTCAAACAGTCTCATTTTATCTTACTGAACGGCCTAAGTTTGGCTCTTCATCTTCTGGTGGTTCTTCTGGAAGTTCTGCTCCCATTTCTTCTCCACCCATTTCGCCACCCATGTCAGGTGTTTCTTCAGGCATACCGCCCATTTCGCCACCCATGCCAGGCATTTGTTCTTCACCACCAAATCCACCGCCTTCACCAGTGATGACACCTAATGCACTACGCAATCCTGATTTGGCTTGTGTTAGACTTTGTTGTAACTGTGTCAATGCTTCAGTTACTTGAGTTTCAAATTGGTCGCTTTCACTTGTACCAAATTCTGAACTTACACCTTGAACAACTGCTGGTAATTCTTTTACTAGCATGTCGCTAACACTTTCAATCATCTTTTGCATTTCGTCAATCATTTCATTGGCTGCTAATACAACTTGTGATTTTTCAACTTCTTCGTTTTCTGTAACAATACGGGCATTGTACATAGGAAGAGTTTTTAATTCACCATAGTGATGAGTTAGTGCTTGTTCCATGAACACAAGTTTTAGATATCTTGGATCTTGTTCCATGCTCATACTCTTTGTGCTTTCTCTAAGTTCTGACATTAAGCCTTTAACTTTAGATAGCATACGCTTGGTATCATAGATTCCTAAATTCTCAACGCTAAGATTTGTATTAAAATGTTCTTTTAATGCTTTCTTTGCATTTTGACTTGGTTTATTATTAAATTCTGTTAGTTTCATAGTTGTTCCTAGAGTGCTAATATTATATTTATCAATTGTCCATTTATTTTATCAATTTACCAAAATACTGTTCTTGCAAAGATTTGCTGACTAATATCAGGTTTTCTAATTCTGTCAATAGATAGGTTCTCTTACATGTTTCTTCGGTAATTTTTGTATGAGCCAGTGATATATTTTCTAAATTTTTACCACCTTTAATACGGTTCTTTTGGATTTTTATATTAGTATCAATGCTAGCTAGTAAAATGTCTAATTCCTCAATCTTTTTACAATACATAATTTTATTAGATTTGTCAAAAGTGGCCCAAATTATAGCATTTCTTAGACTATTGAATATTTTTAGTGTATGAGTCTTATCCTTTTCTACTATAATCTCCCCTAAATTGTTTGTTTTAATCTTATACTCTCCATATGCTACATATCCTTTATTATCTGGATATATAAGATATTTTGATATATTGTCTATATTCTCTTTATTGACAATATTTTTAAGTATTTTAAACATGTACTTTTCGTTTTTCATTCTAAGACCTCAAAATATATATTTCTTAACTCAGGGCTTGTATCTAAAAAATTTGGTAATTTTTCATGTTCATTTCCAACTCTTATCATTGGAACTCCGTCACAGTCGTATAGTAAGTAACCCAATTCATTGTGTCCATTATCGTAAACTTTATTGTGTGGTATCGTACAAGTAAAACTCCAGCATGAACAACCTATATCAGTCGAGTCAAATAAAAAACCAAACCAATCTAGGTCATTAGGGAAAACCACAATTTGTTGTTCAGGATCAGTTATGTCTTCTGGTTGACTACGCAATGATAACACTTGAATTATAGTGTCAAAATTAGTTTGTGTATTCCTAGAAATTTCCCAACGCTTTGTTTGCTCAGGAGTACCATTGATTGGTGGTCTCCTTAGATTATTTCCTGTTTTTGTAATATCAAATAATGTATAACACTTCAATTTAAAACTCATACAGTATTTATAGAGGTAAAAAAGCCCGAGATTTTTGCTCGGGCTCGCTCACCTAAAGATGAGTTTAAGTATTAGCTTAAGCTAATTTGAAACCGTTGTTAGTTACAGTAGCACCAGATAAATCATATCCGTTAACTGTACCTAAAGCACGAATAGCTGCTTGTAAGTCGCTAGCGGTCCATGCTGCTGTAGGATATACAGCGATACTGAAGTTATTTGCACTTGCACTTGCTTGATATTGATAGAAGTGAACTGTTGCTAATTGTGTAATGCAACGGATAACTGCATCAATAGCACCACCTGTACCGTCTTGTGCGCTTGGATCACCACCTAAATCCATACCGAAGAAGTCTAATTTTGGTCCAGCGATTTGAACTGGAACACCTGCTCCTGCGCCACCTGGGCCTGCTAATGTATCAATAGCGAATACTGGTTGTGTATCACCGTGAACTTTTGTTTGAACTGCCATAATATTTTTCCTTTAAAAGTTTGAATTTCATATAGAAACTCATACACTTATTTATGCCTGGAAGAAAAAAATGTTGGTTTAGCGGCCTAATAGATTTTGACGGCTGAATCCCATACGGTCTACGAATTTGAACCCATGTGCTACATAGCCCTCTTGGGTCTGTGTTCCGTCTTCTAAATACCCTTTTACAGGGCTTGATTTGCTAAGTTTGTCAAGTTGTTTAACTACCGGCATTTTAAGATTATAGATACTACTCCATATCATAAATGCCCCAATCAGTCCTTGTTTGTTAATCTCAAAATGTCCTGGTACTTTCTTCTTAGTATTAGGGTCTGTGTATCCAAATATCTTTGCTCTTACATTATCTGTAATTTGCTTACTATTTGCAAAGGCCATAAAGTCTTTTAATAGATTGTTAAAATTACCCTGACGCACTTTTTGATTAATAAAACTTGTAAACAAATTACTGTTTAAGAAACTTTTACATCCAGCAGGTGCAACTAATAATTGATCCACTGCATTTCCATATTGGTTTACTAATTGTTCTGCTTTATTCTTTTGTGCTTCACTATACTTAAGTTTTGACTGAATAGGCATTTTGCTAGGAATAATAGCAACATTACTACTGTTCTTTAGTTGCCCTATAGTACCATTTAATGTAGTTGCTTCATCTGTACTACCAGCATCAGGTTTAATATACTGATGTACTGCTATACCGGCAACTTTGTTTGCCATTAATTTACCTATTTCGCTATTAGTTTCTACTGTATAAGTTATACCATTTGGATTTGCTCTAAATGTGTAGAGTCCATTTTTTTCTTGTAACGGTTGACTGAATAACAAGTCGCCCCAATAGTATCCTGCACCTTGGTCTTCTTTACTAAGTCCAGCCCATATCTGACTTAATATTTGATGTAGTCCTGAACGGTCTACACCACGTGCTAAATCATATTTTTGAAATAGTTCAGGGCTGTACGCAATACGTCCTGCGCCTTCACCCTTATTAAACATATGCTTATCCATTATAGCAAATTTCCCATTAGGTCCACGACCAAAGATAATTGCAGGATATCCGTCCCACTTAATCGTAACTGTATTAGGATTTTGTACTGTACTAACTATAGCATTAATAGCAGTTTGTGCATAACTACTACCACCAATAAAGATAGCATCTTCTGGATGATCTAAGTGCCCCTTAGCCTCGTTGAGTATAATAGGGTCATTTATTGTTTCTAATGTCTCAATTAATTCACGGATTGTTTTCACTTTTTTAATTTCCGTATTTTGCTTTCAGGTACTGGTGTATTTGATTGTTGTTGACTTGTTTGAGATTGAGGTTGTTGACCAGCCTGCTGTGCTTGTGTTGTTGTAGTGGTCTGTACATATTTTCTTGCCGGTGCCACTTGTGCAATTGCAAAAATTGCACTTGCTAAATTTGTGAGATTTACCGTATTAGGGTCGCTTTCTGCTTTTTGTACATATGCATCATATGATTGTTTATAATTTATAGGAAGTCTATTAATATCAATATCAAGTTTATCCCAATATAGACCTAAAAAGTCAGCTAATGTTATTGATGGATTTATTTGTTTTTGTAATTGAAATTGTTTGATAAAATTATTAGCAAATAATCTTTGTTCGTTACTATGGACACCTCTCATTTTATTGAGGCCTTTATTAATCAAGTATTGACTACCGTGTTTAACAAGTGATCCTATTAAACCTTCGTTAGTTATGAATTCACTGGATTTCATCGTTTTTCCTTATACTTCTGGAGAATCTATCTTGGTCTCTTGCCTTGATTGCATTTAATAGTTTACGCTCTAAGACCGCAGCCTTTTCACTATCATAATGTTTATTAATCATTTCTAGTAAATTAATAGCACTGGTAATTATATTATGAGCACGAGTTTCAATAATGTGCTTGGTATCACGGTTATTACCAATTAATTCTAATTCCTCTAAGAGGCTGCGAGTTTTCTTTTGCATAATAAATGATCCTATTAGATATTTATCTTCGGGTTATCTTTAGTAATGCATTAATTCTTGCGTTAACTGCGGATCCTTCTATTTTTTGTTCACCTACTTCGATAGTTTCGTGGATTTTCTCATTAATTGAAGTAACTGTGCTACTGGGTTTAAGTCTATTCATAATATCGTTGGCTGAGGGCTGAGTCTGTGGTTTATAACTACTACTGCCCTCAGGATCTGGATCTGTAATTCGTAATGTATTCAAATCAAACGCTAACTCAATATTCTGACCAACCCCACTACTACTACGGGTTTTCATTAATTGTAACTGATATTGCCCCTTTTCACGCATATGTCTGCTTGTGAAAATACCGAACACATTATCAGCAGTATTAATCTTACTAATACCACCTGAAATATGACTATGGTCAAACTGTATTTCTTCTACTGCACTACGGTTCAATTGACTTGCAGTTACAAATAGCACACGAACTTCTTTAGCAAAGTTTCGTAATTCTTCACTAACATATTTGTCTTTAATAAACAAATC